GCCATAGCCACAGCCATAGCCACAGCCATAGCCATATCCATAGCCACAGCCATCGCCATAGCCAGAGCCATAGCCATCGCCATAGCCAGAGCCATAGCCAGAGCCAAAGCCATCGCCAGAGCCATCGCCAGAGCCATCGCCAGAGCCATAGCCACAGCCATAGCCACAGCCATCGCCATAGCCAGAGCCATAGCCAGAGCCACAGCCATCGCCAGAGCCATCGCCAGAGCCATAGCCAGAGCCATAGCCAGAGCCATCAATTAAACTTTCCATACCGGAACTCCCTCGATAGATTTTTTGGCTTTTTCTGTGCATGGAATAATTTCAATTACCTGGGTAACTATTATATAATCTACTACGCATGGGAATTTACATTTTGACGGGCATGATGTGCCATCAACGGCTAACTGCGAAAGACTTGCAGCACCATACCAATACCAAATTCTGCGAGCACCATAAATTGTGGCATCCATACCGTTGCGCTGTACGTAGCCAGCAAACACGCCAGCACATGAGGTACGGATAATCGAATATTTGAGACCAGCTTTCTCTACAATTTCATTTACCGACATTTCGCAACTCATAACATTTCCTTTCATAAAAATTTTTGTAAAAACTATTTGCCAAGCTCCCTAAAACTCCCGCGCCATTGTTTCCCGTCGGCTGTAAATTTCCCGCGATACTCGTAATCTCCTATCAGCTGTTTTTCGCGACCGCGCATAATCGGTTTTAGCTCGTTATTTATTGCGTCGTACTCATGGTTCGCAGGCCTCAACTCCATCATGCGCGCAACCATTTCTATTATTTCCGGGTCTGTTTCTACATCTATAGGAGTACGATTTATCGGCGGCAGGCAGACATGCGCGAATGGGCATTTATCGCATTCATCGGCGTTATCCAGGTAATCCGGCAGCGTGTTGCGTTCGATGTGCGCGTTAATGCGCTCGCACCGTTTCAGCGTCCATTCCGCAAGCTCGTAATCAAGCACAGTGTTGAGTTGTTTCAGTCTCCCGGTGGATTTGTTAATCAATAGCCAAAGCCCTTGCGGTATTTCCAGGCCAAACATATACATATTCAGTTGCGGCTTGTATTTTCGAGTCCACGAATAGCGGTTGAAATCATCCGCGCTATTTATGGCCTGCCAGACATACGGCGACATGGTTTTTACCTCTGCCAGGTATTCCATCTTTCCGTCAGACAGCACGCCGTCAATATGGCCGGTAAGCAGTGTTTTTCCGTTGCTCTTGTACTCAAACGCTTCCTGCTGCCGGTAGATTTCAAACCCCGCTTGGCGCACCATGTGCAATACAGGTTCTTCGATAGTATTGCCGACCTCGAATATATATTGCAGGCCGATATCAGGCAGATTTTTTTCCTGCCAGTGTGTACGCTCATATACCAACCTGCGCTCGCAATCGTCGCCTATCGCGCTGGCCCTGTTGGCGTGGCAGGGATAGCGCTTCTGGCGCCTGAACATTTGGTCATCAATAGCTTGCGTAATATCTGGGAATATCATTGCTGATCTCCGACCGCGTACTGCTGCCGAATCTCGACGCAAGCGCGTTGCCAGTCATCATCATTTTTCTTAATTTTAGCCCATAGGAAATTAGCGGCCTTGTCGGACAAGTCTTTGACGTTTGCCTTTCCTCGCACCTGGGTTCCGTCTTTACCGATAAATGACGTCATTACTTCGAGCAGTTCTTTCGCCGCCGTGGCGTTGCCGTCCACCGCTGCCAGTACAGCATCGCGGATTTTATCGCGGGTATCGTCGGCGTCGGCTGATTTGCCGGACTGCGCGCCCTTGTTGTAGTCTATGCTTGGTGCTTTTCCCTGCCGGAATCCGGCGTTTTCCAGTTCTTTCCAAGTTAGTTCTTTCAGGCCCAGCAACGTGCGCACACATCGACCCTGCCAGTTAGCCAACGCCTTTTTCTTTACCTCTAGTTTTAGTTGCAGCGTCGGAAGTTTCCTGCTGGAGAGAAATTTGTCTTGCGAGTTGCATCCGCCAACCTCGAAAATTGATTTGTTGCCAAGATTTGCTTCACCCTCTACAATTACCTCATATACCCTCGCCCCGGTGTCTGGATCGTCAACCCACTCACTTTCCACCTGTGGCCGGGAAAAGGATATACCAGCCGCAACCGCAATTTTCTGGCAACCGTCGCTGTCAATATATGGATTTCCACCCATATCCAAAATGTTGCGCTCGTGGCATACTTGCGGGATAATAGAAATCGCATATTTGATAAGCTGTACGCGGTTTTCCATATTAGATAGCATGATCGACGATTCTTCTTCCGCATTCACCTGTACAATTTCATTGTCAATCAATTCATTCTCCTCTCTCTGTGATCGTCATTTTTAAACTCGTAATGCTCAAACATGTCCCGTATATCCAGCCGTATTTGCTCTATTTCGTCGGCAGTCATTGCGCACAATAATGTGTCGATAAAATGGTCAATGTCGTGTTTTAGCGTCCTGTATGCTGCAAATTCTTTGTATTCCAGACGCGGTATTTTCAAATATTCGTCAATCAGCGGATTACAATTTCTTCTCAATATCGCGGAAAATACTATCTCCATTACGTCGATGCCTACGTCGTCAAACCCGACACAACACGCACGCATTATCTGCCCTACCTCAATATCTTTCATTCCGCCGCCCCCTCTTCGCATCCCAAAAAAATCAGGCTTGCACGGCTGGCCGTCCTTTTTTTTCGGGTGTGCTCAATGGACGGGTCCACCCTCTCCCGCAGCCGCGCTTGCCTGAAAAGTTAGTTAGCTTTCGATTCGACGATCACTGTCATCTTTTCGCGGCCTCTGACTTTAGCCGCCCTTTTTCGAACCAATACCAGGTGTTTGTTTTTATCGTTACGCCGTTTTATGCCCAACTCTCGATAATCCACCGCTCGCATTGACTCCATTTGTCCAGCGCGAGAATTTCCTGCATACGCGGACGCACGCGCTCCAAAAGTTTATCGTAGCATCCACTAGAAACATCCACGATCCCGGATAGGCGCTCTACCCAGTGACTCCGCGTGCACTCGTCCGGGTATACCGATATGCATGTGATTTTTCCTCCAGCTGTTGTGGGTATATGCATGGACCGCCAGTACAGTATCCCGCAATCGATGTAGCCGCCACTAGTGTTGATGTGGCCGCCGCGCGTGTAGATGTTGCCGCCGTCAGTGTTGATGTAGCCGCCGTGCGTGTTGATGTAGCCGCCGCCAGTGTAGATGTAGCCGCCGCCAGTGTCGATGTAGCCGCCGTGCGTGTAGATGTAGCCGCCGCCAGTGTCGATGTTGCCGCCGTGCGTGTAGATGTGGCCGCCGCGCGTGTAGATGTTGCCGCCGCCAGTGTAGATGTAGCCGCCGTGCGTGTTGATTGATATACCATCCTCGACGATCAAATCGTATGGTTCGCTGTTGTCTGGCGTCCAGCCGTAGCGGTCCTCCGCAATGTGTTTCGTGTTTGTTTTGTTGAGCGTGATTTTTTTCATCTCTCACTCCTTCTCCGTAAAAAGTCTGCCTCGTTTCCCGTCGGTTGCTCCGCTCATTTCAATTTTTCCAATTCGTTAATTACGATATTTAATCTGTCCGAAAGGCCCTCTTTTTCGTCATACGCGGCCTCTGACTTTAGCCGCCCTTTTTCGAACCAATACCAGGTGTTTGTTTTTATCGTTACGCCGTTTATTTTATGACCAGGTTTTTTCGATACGACAGAATGCAATTTCCACCCATGTCGATTGAACCGCCAGTCAGCTATTACCAGCCATGCCGATTTGCTGGAAACCTTTGCTCGCGAATGTATCCCTAGCGCCCCTGCTATCGCACTGTTGCCGGTCGTCGCGCTGTGGGCATAGTTGCCGGTCGTCGCGCTGTGGGCACTTCTGCCGGTCGTCGCGCTGTGGGCATAGTCGCCGGTAGTCGCGCTGTGCGCCCTGTCGCCGGTCGTCGCGCTGTTTTTCATGATAATTTTTTCGTCGCCTTTTTTTTCGTCGCTCATTTCCATCCCTTTCATCAGCCGAGAATTATTTTGAGAGTAAAAACCGCAAGCCACACACCCATCACTATCCCGACAGCAACCATGTATGGGTCGCTGCACCGCTCCGCAGATCGCCTATACTCGTCGCGCCGGTCGGCGGCGTAGTATTTCAGGTTTTTGTATTTGTCTTCCATCAGTTCCCCCGATTGCCGATAAAATGCCCTACCGCGTTGTTGGCGCGGTAGGGCTGCACTGCACGTCCCCGGCAAGGGAAGGAAATCGAATGTCTGTATGCGCCGGGAACCAGTCAGCCCCAACAAGGCCGGTATTTTTTATTTTCCGTATTTATTTTACCCCCACATAGACCGTTTGTCAAGCCGAAAAATCAAAAAAATATTCTTTTTCCGCGAATTGTTTCGGCGTAACCGCCGATAGACTCTGCAAATTCCACCGCCCACCAAGCAACATTTTATTCGGGAAATATTTTATTGACATACTTAATGTATGATAGTATTGGTAAATAGTATGGGTGATGTGGGATAATACTAATCGTAAATTATTTGGAGGGACGAAAATGTTATTGGGTAAGAAATTAATTGTTGCTGCTGTATTAGGAATAATGATTATAGCAACCAACTATGTATCTGGAAAAGATAAGTGCTCTGAATGGCCGCAAACGTCTAAATTAATTGATGAAATAATAATTACCGGGTTGAATCGTGTCAGGATAGGAGCCAATGGCAATATAGAGACAGAAGCGGCAGAGAAAAACATGAAACGTATTTTATTTGTAATCGAAAGTTTTAGGGAAAAAGATCTCTTAATTGCGGAGATTGGCGGTAATAAATTTGACAACATGAATCCTATAGCTATTAGCTTCATGCTATCAGTATATCAAAATATTATATCTGGCGTAAAAGAAAACAGTATGCGTAATGGCATGACTATGCAAGATAAACGAGTAGTAAAGGTCAAGTGTCCATACTGCACAGAAAAAGGCGTCAGGGGATGTATGGCATGCAATGGTACTGGTTATATCGAAAAAGTAATAGATTATAATAAGGAGAGGAATAAAAAAGCGGCAGAAGACGCAAAAAAAATAAACGCACATTTGGATATAATTAAATACGCTATAATCAGGTATATTGAGCAATCAGCTATTGGAAATATTGTCAATTATGAAAAGATTGATAGCCTCATGCTTAACGCTGTCAATGACATAAAAAAAGACCAATTAAATTTACGCATTGATTTATATCAATTCGCAGACAAAGCCAATGGGTATGACTATAAAAAATCTAACCCACAAGTTATTGCGATAACTCCAAAAACGATTGAAAAATCTGATACAGAAATAAACGCAAAATTATTGCGCCTGCAAGCAAATGTACTCGACCTGAAAGAAAAACTGACAAACGAAGAAAATGCGGCAAATAAACTACGCATACAGGCCAGCCTACTAGAGGCAAATGAAGACCTCAAAAAATATGTAGAGGCAAATAAATAGCCCTCCACGTAAAAATATTTAAAAATAATTATTTTATCTCTTGACAATTAAATTAACCCGGTGTATTATGCATGTGTCAGCAATGAGGCTGGCGAAAAGAAGGAAAAAAAATGACGAGATTCGAGCGAGCTGCGATCCGCAGGATCGTCTGGGATTGGGCAGTAGCCAACTCAGGGAGCAATGCTCAATACTGCGGACTAAATTTGCTGATTGACGCCCCAATGGACACCAGCGCGGTCGGTGATGACGGTAGGGTCCAGTGCCGCGTGATCGTGACGCGTGGCGATGAGATCGTGCCGGACGTGGAGGTTGAGGCGGGACTCAGCGCGTGGGTGGAGTATGACGCCGATGACGATACTGTGTCGGTGTCGTGGACTCTTAGTGGCGCGGATAGCCGTGGGGTGTTCTGTGGTCAGTTGCTGCGCGGCTGCTGGCCCCCGGAATGCGGCACGAACGACAGCATACCTTACATTTTACGCTTTGCGGATGCAAACGAAGCGGGAAAATAACTAGTGGGATTTTACCTATGGCGATACTCCGCTTAGAGTGCATTAACCACGCATTTTTTCAGACGATGCGAATGATCGCAGATCAATATGGCCCATATTTTGGAGCAGTAACGTCGAAGGTCTATGTTGCTCAAATCTGCGGACAGGATGCGCAGTATGTGTACAAAAGGATGTTTATTAAATACATAAATGATTACGATAAATGCAACGCATCAGGAACGCGTGGTGTCTATCGGGTATTTACACTGGTAAAAAATCAGGTCTACGAAGTCAACGATTGTCGATCATGGTCAAATACAAACAGGTATTATATTAGGGTATCTAATGATGACAAAATCGTTAGGATAAAAAAAAAGGAAGTGCTTTTATGGGTACAAAGATTGGCCTCGGAATGGATGTATTGAGCGCGGCTACGTTGCGTATTCGTATAGCGTTTGACGTGTTTGATAAAATCTATGTCTCATTTTCTGGAGGGAAAGACAGTAGCGTGATGACGCATCTCGTGTTGCAAGAAGCGAGAAAAAGAGGGCGAAGGGTCGGGCTGTTTTTTGTTGACCTTGAGGCGCAATATAAGCTGACGATCGACCACGTTAAAAATATATTTTTAGCCTACGAAGACATTATTGATCCATATTGGATCGCACTTCCATTAAACCTAAGAAATGCTGTTTCGCAATACCAGCCCCAGTGGCTGTGTTGGGATCCGACTCGGCGGGATGACTGGGTGCGAACCCCTCCATCAGACGCGTATATTGATCCATGTGCCTTCCCGTTTTTTATATCCGGGGAGGAATTTGAGGAATTTGTGGTTGAGTTTGGCGAGTGGTATGGAGGTGGAAAAAAAACATGCTGCTTCGTTGGTATTCGAGCACAGGAAAGTTTAAATCGTTGGCGAACGGTGACAAGCCGATATAAAAAGCAATTCCGGAAATACCGCTGGACAACCTTGTGCGGTAGGAATCTATATAATGTATATCCGATTTACGACTGGAAAACAGAAGATATATGGACCTATTTTGCGCGAACAGGAGACGCATATAATGCACTCTATGACCGCATGCATCAGGCGGGGCTTACGATCCACCAGATGCGAATCTGCCAGCCGTATGGAGACGATCAGCGGCGAGGCCTTTATCTATATCATATTATTGAGCCAGAAACATGGGGGCGGGTTGTGGCACGCGTGAATGGCGCTAATCATGGTGCGCTCTATGCAAAAGATAGTGGTAATATTATGGGTATGCAAAAAATCACACTTCCTGATGAGCACACATGGCAATCGTTCTCGATGATGCTTTTGGATAGCATGCCGGAAAAAACATCCGATCACTACAAGGACAAGATTGCCGTATTCCTAAAATGGTATCAAGGGCGCGGTTTCCCGGACGGTATTCCGGATGATGGAGATCTCGACAAAACGTCGCCGAGCTGGAAACGCATCTGCAAATCTCTCCTTAGAAATGATTATTGGTGTAAGGGCCTATCATTCAGTCAGCATAAAAGTGGTGCCTATGAACGCTATAAAAAGATGATGAAAAAGAGGAGGTTAGAATGGGGTTTGATATAAATGATCGTAAACAGCATCCAGTGAACAATGTTATTTGGGTCGAGGCGGAACTTGTCCAAGCAAACGATTACAACCCGAATAGCGTTGCGGCTCCTGAAATGGAGCTTCTTGAATTGTCCATCCGTAGTGATGGATTTACTCAACCAATCGTTGTATGGAAAACGGATGATGGTATTTACGAGGTTGTTGATGGGTTCCATAGGCATAAGGTAGGGGAAAAAATTGGGATGAAATTCCTTCCTATAGTTATCATAAACAGTGATCGGATTGAGCGTGGAGACAGGATTGCCTCGACGATTAGGCATAACAGGGCTAGAGGAAAACACAGAATAGATTCCATGAGTGAAATTGTACAAGAATTATCAAGGAGAAATTGGTCAGAAAAAAAAATAGGAATGGAACTCGGAATGGATCCGGATGAAGTCTTGCGGCTCAAACAGATTACAGGTCTGGCAGAACTTTTTTCTGACAGGGATTTTTCGGAGGCGTGGGAAGCATGACCGCTTTGGGCGTGACGCAGGTGAAAAAAAGGGGATAAAATATGCGCAATAAAAAATACGATATAGCAGGCCGTCCACCACTACCCGCCCATAAGAGACGCGATAAACGGGCATATGTGGCCGTCTCTGCCGCAGAGCTGGAAAGTATAGACGCGCGGGCAGAAAAAATGGGAATATCTCGGCATGCGTATTTACGGCAGATAATTTTAGGGCAGGAATAATACACCCCCCGGCGGCAAGCCGGGGGGCTTTATTTAAACAGGTAGAGGGCTTACCTGTGAAAATCGTACGCTACTGTCATGTATTTATTCCCGATTATATTTATTGCACCGATTTTTCGCGGCGTACATATCCCAGCGCTAATTGCCCTATGCAATAGTGCGCGAGTTTTTTTTTCGCCCCATCCCGTCGCATGCACTATATCTAGTAGTGTGCATCCACCATGCAATATATTTTTCTCATTATTTTTGTCTGCCAACAGTTCGGCGATTTCCCCCAACTCGATCACGCCGCCCGAATTGCCTCCTGCCGCTGCGACGCGATTTCTTTTGTTTTCGCCTGCCATGTGTAGGCCCCCGTTTTATCGACATTGAATTTGACTACCCCAAAATCAACAGTCCCGGAACATCGCCTAGCGCCGTATTTTGACCCGATTCCCTGCAACGCTGGCTGACATATCCCGAGCCATTTACTGTCCCCGGTAAATGTATACCTATGCGTATGCGCGCGAATAGTAATATTTGCCATTGGCTGGACTTCGCGCTCATGCCATAGCACATTCCACAAATGATCTTTTTTTATCGGCTGTGTGCCGTGCGGTATGCTGGTATTTCCGCAGTGGTGTTTTACATCAAAAATTGTTCCGTGAATATCGAGGAAAAGGTTTGATTTTATAGTTTCCGCTTTTACAGATTCCGCGATAATTTTTTCAAAGTCTTCCGCGTTTCCGGTATGGTATCCAGTTCCGTATGTCATGAAAATTTTACTGGCGTTTATTTTTTTTATGGCCTGTACAGCGATATCGGCCTGTTTTATCCTGTCTGTAGTTATTAATTCAGTACCGCTGGATTTGATTCCGTCACCGTCAATAGCGTCGCCGTTGACTACCAAAATATCCCATTTGCCGGAAACCATTTTTAAATATTCGCTCCACATTTCTTTTTGCACTGCAACTAATTTTTCTTTTCCAGATTGCCAATCCGGGGGAGTAATGCCTATTTTGTGGCCGCAATGCAGATCGGCGATAAATAATATACTGGTCATATATTTTGGCCATCTCTTTCTATTTATTTTTTATTCATCATGATATTATAATATCCTGTATACTCTCAACAATAAATAAGACGAACCCAACGAAACCTGAACATCATCTGACTGGTCATTTCCAGAAAATCGGGCATAAAGACTAATATACCTAATATTGGCTGACACATAACTAGATAAATCTACTATATTTGCTCCTATTTCTATGCCGTCAGATATGTCGTACTGAATATATTTAGATCCAAGAGCATATATACTACCGAATGGCATATAAGCCACTTTGTTGAGCGAATCATCAAATAGATAAAGTCCACCTTGCAATATTGTTATATTATGTCCTATTGTAGCAGACTTGTTTTGCGCATACATATTAAATGGGTATACTGACATATGATATGTATTTGAGCGCGAAATATTAAAAGAAGATGGTTCATTCAAATCGTTTTTAATCTCATATATAGAAGATTCGTATTCGTTAACTCCTGATACTATGGCAGATACATTTGTATCGTAAATAAAATATGGTGTTGGTATTCCGCTAGAAAAAGGGCGCACCCACAATTTGCCCCCCTCGCTACCCTGAGAAATAAATCCAGTTTTATCGGCAGATAAAACAAAACTACCAGAAGCCACACCGCAATACCCGTCATCGCTGGCAGTACCGTTTGCGACTGCGCGCGAATCGTAGGCAGAAAATACGCGTCCATGTTTATTAATAGGTATTTTGCCTGCACCGGTAAACATGATCTTCCCCGGTGCAATATTGTCCTCGGAAGGTTTTTCTACAGCGTATAATTCATATCCTCCGGTGCCAGAAACGCCCGTAACTTCGACCGCAGAATACGACGGTATTTCCTCCCCCGAATTATTTAGCGCCTCATACCCGTCAATTCCTGGCATAGTTTTCCTCTCGTATTTTGCTATGGCCATTGGTCATTTTCTGCCGACGTTCTATCATGTTTTTGCCTATATTTAGCATTGCATTCCGTACTTCCCGCATGGGGCGCATTACGTTTAGCTGGACATCGTACCCAACAACTGTTGTTGGCGTATCAGAGGTTGATATATTCCATTCCACTTCGCTAATTATACCGTCCGGAGAATAATCAAAAATTCCACCGTAAACAGTTGTTCTGGGGTTGGAAACAAATGAATATTTTTTAATTTCTTCCAATATATATCCATCAACTTTGCGCCATGTTTCACTGCTATTTGTAGACGCTCCATTTATATACTCATATCTCAAGTCATCTCGATATATCCATATAGAATTGTCTTTATCTATTGCGTTTGGAACACTACCGCCAAAATCATCGTACTCATAATATGGGCCTGCAAATGCGCACGTAAGCTTAAGCGCAGACGCACCAATCATCAAATCGTTTCCAATATCAAAAACAGGATCGTTAAACCAGACAATTCCAAGCCTTCTATCCAGCCTGCTGAATGATGGTACTCTCGCATTAGTACCTGCATTTGCATGGAACGGGCTTCCGTATCTGTCTATGTCGCAATATTTCCCTGTGACGTATGGAGATTCGCGTCTCACCTCTGGGTCAATTGGGGTTGACGTTCCGAGCGAAACGATATGATCTAGCCATCGCATAGAGGCCTCGTTTCTCGTCAGCACTTCATCCGTTCCACCATTAAACTCTCTAGATCCCGTTAACGTTATTGTATCGTTTTTTATTCTATAACATTTGAATAACGTATTTGAAACACTCCATGCTTCGGCAACACTACCATTGGCTTCAAATTCTTTTGCAATATCAGGATGCCAGTAACCATTTGCTGGGAGGTATGAAATGGAACTTAATGGCAAAAATTCGCTTGTTTTAGGGTCATATGCAACAGCTTCAAGATCGACATCTTGCTGGAACCAACAACGACCTCCTCTAACTTTTACCCATGATGGTATTTCAGGCGCAGGGTATGATATGGAAAATTGTTGCGCATAAGAAGAATCATAAGACGCGCCATTTCCTATGTAATAGAATCTCGTAATATTGTCAGAACCAAGACAAATTCTTACGCCGTATCTTTCGCATATTTCAGCAAGGGCAATATCAGCCCTTACGTTTTGCCAGTTTATGTATGGATAATTTCTATCATCGTTATCGCTTGACGAAACTAATGCAAGCGCACTTTCTCTTGTTTCGTCATCGCTATATATTCCTATATATTGGCATAAATATTCTATTATTTTACCAAAGTTTTTGTCTTTGGATATAATGTTCCCCTTTTCGTCTCTCCTATTATATTCCATTACTACCAGCGGAGAATATTTCCATTTCCATCGAGAATCCAAATATCTCAAATCTACATTTATACCAGTGGCGCTATTTGATATTTTTGTTCCCTCTTGAGATAATCGCATGTTCGACATTGATATTGTATTATACCCATCAGAAAACGTAATAGTAACTTCTTTTGCTGGCGCTGACTGCGAATCGCTAATTGCCGTAGTTACGGTAAATGAGTCTGGGTCTATACCGTCGGTCAACCCACCGCATAACCGTTGCACTGGTATTGTTACGGAATCGTCTCCTAGAGTCTTTCCAGATAGCGTAATTGATTGAGGTTGCGTTTGATCACTAGCCATTTTTAACCCCCTCCAACACTCTCTGGTTTTGCGGAACGTCAGGCGCGGAACCCCATGGCAAGAGCAATTCAGACGCGCTTCCTGCCGTGGCGTTTTCGTCTCTCGCGGCCACGGCAACGTATTCCGCTTCCGTTTGTGCGCGAGAGTACATGTATGCCCCTGCCCCATTCCATGCCCGTATAACGGCGTCAGGATCTCCGGATACGTCTACCGGGCTGGAGTCGCTAAACCATATTCCGAAATCATATGCCGCGTCAGAATTATATGATTCTGGCAAAGTCCACAATATATTAGTCTCGTATTCAAACCGCTCATATCGCAAATTCTCGATTTCCGGTATCACAATTTCTGACGTTCCGCTGGCCGTAATATTTACAGCGAGTGTCTTAGCCATACGTACCCCTGGATCTCCATATCGCCATAGCCAGCGGCTTGGCCTGATCTCAATTTTGTGATATCCTTCTGCGAGGATAATATTTTCAAGTGTTAGAGGAGATTCTTCGCCGTCAATAAATCCCTGATATGTACCGTCAGCGTATATCGCATACCCATGCCTGGTAAAATTATCACACACGTTTATTAGAGATGATTTTAACCTTGATCTATGATCATCAGTATTTGTTAATTCAGTTTTTCTATATGTTCTAAAATCGTGCGAAAAATCAATGCGGCTACCGCTTAAATTTCTAACATCCAAATCAGAACATAATTTATTCTTTGCAAACGACCTGTTGCTTTCAGAAACTGTTAACGTGTTTTTCTTTGTATCTCGCTCATAATCGCTAACAGTGCTAATAATGTTTTTATTATATTGCCTGTAATTACCGGATAGCGTTATCCTGTTTTTTCTTACTTCTGGCGGGGTTGAATATTCCGAATCTGGCGGCGTGAATCCGTCTGACCATGTACCGGAGGAAATATATAATGGATCGTTGACGTCGTTGATTCGCGCAGAACTAGACAAACGAAGATCATCAATATGTCCGGCATATGCTTCAGAATCAGAAAACCGTGCGCCTATCCTAAAACCAGTAGTAGATATATTTGCTGAATCAGACCATGAATCAAGATAGGTTCCATCTACGTATAAATAGAATAAACCAGACAATCTTGCTATCGCCACATGATGCCATGAGCCGATAGTTATTGGTTGCGAAAATATCTCATGTGCGCCGCTTTGCGTATATACTATTATTTTGGTATCGCCATTGATTTGGAAAATAAATCCATTTGTATAATCTATCTCGGCTATACACATGTATGAGCCAGGCCAAGAACTAGGCCTTGACCAAAAATCTATGCAAAAATCCGAAGTGCCAATAGCCGAATTAAATGTGCCAGATATGTAATCTCCATTGCCATCAAACAATGCAGAGGCGCCGCCAAATTTGCTTTGGTCGGTATCAATCTGGGTATTTCCTGACGGCGTCAACGTTATTGCATTTATCTCGTCGATAAAATCAATAGATCCATCTGTTCCGTCAAAATGACACAGGAATGATGTGCTGGAATCTATGCCTGACAATTCAGCTCCACTCGGCTATGATGCTGTTTCGTACGTTTGATCTCGGGCGCAATCCATCTATAATTGTTTCGCGGACATAAATTGCCGCTGCCGTACCAGCCCCTATATCGCCAGCCGCGATGCCAAGATCATATGTTTCAGGTGCCGTAAACGTTACCCCATTCGGCGAGGCATATTCGGCTGTACCGCCTGCAAACTCTCCAGCTGTTCCGGCGTCGAATGCAATATCATATTCCGGGTAGTAGCTGACGGCGTCATCTGTTCCCCAGGCTGCCGCAATATAGCCCCTGTATCCGATATTGCTAGACCCGTTGACGAACGCCTGATCTGTGCCGTCTACAGTGATTTCTTCGTCTTCAGTAAATTGCCCCGATAGCCCGTAAACATAGATATATCCAGCCGCGTCGGTAGTGCTGAATGCGCCGGTGGAAACTGCCACGCTGGCCACCGTCCCTGAAGCCTCGGATGTGCCGCCGACAATTACGCTCCCGATAGATGGATCGTTTGTTCCGGCGTCAAACGGGACACGGCCCCAATCTACTCCAAAACAATTTACCGTATTCCCGCTCTTATTGTAGTACATTCTTAAATCGCCTGTGCCGCTATTGGCGGTAGTATTTTTAATCCATCCGCTTGATGGCCACGTGGAAAAA